TTGAAGATATCTTATGGAGGGAAATACGAGACAGTCATGCTAATGCTAAGATACCATTAGGAGGGAAAGTAACAAAGACTAAGCTTGAGATTGGCGAGAAATGGTTTGCTACAGGATTTGCCACTAAGGCTGATACAATAACCCAACATGTGACACGTTTACAGGGGTTTCACAATGAGTATGTACTTATTATCCTTGATGAAGCAGCTGGTATTGATCCACTAATTTGGGAAGCCATTGATAGGTTGATGAGTAGTGAAGGTGTTGTAAAGCTTATAGCTGTTGGTAACCCAACTATTGCAAGAGGTAATTTCGTAGATTGTTTTAAAGATAGTAAGTTTAGGAAGATAACAATAAGCGCATATGATACACCAAACTATAAACAGGGTACTGAAGTAATTCCAGGGTTGGCAGGTCGCAAGTTCGTAGAGATGGTTAAGAAGAAGTATGGGGAAGGCAGTAACCAGTTCAAGTCAATGATTACAGGGGAAATCCCAGATGAAGATTCAGATAGTCTTATCCCAGTATCTTGGATTGAACGAGCAGAAAAAGCTAAGATAGACTATAATTTCAAGTTTGTAAAAAGATATGTTATTTGGGACCCAGCTGACGGTGGCGAAGATTCACACATTATTAAAGCCTTTGAAAACACAACTGAGATAGCGTCAGAGGAGATACGAAACAAGAAAATGGAGGAGGTAGAACCTTATGTCTGGAGAATGCTCAGAAGGGTTGGAGGTAATTGCATCGTTATTGACGCTGATGGAATCGGGCGTATTGCCATTGGACTCCTTGAAAATAGTGCGGACACAAGGACCGAAATCATCTCATATGCTGGTTCAGATAGAAAGTCAGTATGCGAACCCCAAACCTTCTATAACAGAAGACACGAGTCACACTGGAAGCTTAGGGAACTTTTTGAAAAATCCAGGATTTCCATTGCCTCGATTCCAGAACAAAGAGAAGAATTAGCAGCTGTTAAGGTTGATAACACAACAGAACGTAAGCGTGGTTATATTTGGATTGAGGATAAGAAGGAGTTAAAGAAACGCATTGGAAGGTCGCCTGGATTTTTAGATACACTTCACATGATGGCTGGAACATTTGACGAAATACCAATTTTATATAAAACAACAACTAGATATGTTCAAGAAGATGAGGTTGAGGAATACGAATTCAACCCACAAACCTGTTGAGGAACAATATGGCTAATAGTAAAAAAGATAAAGACTTAGTTAAAAAAGTATATGATGATATTGATTACTCAGCACGAGCATATAGTAATCTATTTAAAGAGATTAAGAATGATTTTAAGTTCGCACAGGGCGATCAATGGGAAGCAAAGGATATTGAAACACTTCGTTCTCGTGGTGTTAAAGCTCTTACGATTAACAAAATTAAACCTATTCTTAAACTTATATCTGGTATTGAACGACAGTCTCGTAGTGATTTTAAAGCTTTCCCAGAAGGTGGTGAAGACACCAAAGCTGCCGACATAGCTTCTCGTTTGATGAAGAATGTTTCAAAGATTTCTAAAGTTGAACACAAGCACTCCGAACAGTTTAAAAGTGGTAGTATTGGCGGTGTTTCTTACATTGAACCTTATATGGACTACTCTTACGACCTTATAAACGGGTTGTTAAAGTTCAAGAAACTCGCTGCTGTAAACGTATTTCCAGACCCAGATGCAGAAGAATATGACCTTAGTGACGGTGCATTTATCGCTAAAGTAACGCTTGATCTTTCAGAAGACCAGTTGGTAGCCATTTTCCCTGAAGAAGAAAGCAGAATTAAGAAACTTAGTAGTGGGAAGATAGATTTTGAGAACATTAAAGGTACTCTTGTAACAATTGAGAATAGAAAAGACTATGAGGAACATTTCAACCAAGATGAAGAAGTTGTTCGTGGGAACTTTGACCTTATAGACTATTTTTATAAGAAATTAACAAAGAAATACTTTCTTGCGTCACAGGAACAAGGCCAAATTAAAGAATTCGATACAAAAGAAGAAGCCGAACAAGCTCAATCACAAATACCAGATTCTATAATCATAGTAAAGATGATTCCTGTTATTCGCCATGCACAGGTTGTTGGCTCAGAACTGTTCTATGATGATGTAGCTTGGTTTTATCCTAGATGGAAGAAGTTTAACATATTACCCTTCTTTTCAGAACGAATCACAGAGAATATTGGAGATAAAGAGTTAAATATTCAAGGTATTGTTCGTACTATTAAAGACCTTCAAGAAGAGTTTAATAAACGACGTACCCAAGAACTCCAACACCTTAATTCATCCGCTAATTCTGGTTTTGATATTGAAAAGGGTCAACTTGACTCTCAAGAACTTGCAAAACTTAAAAAGTATGGTAGTTCACCTGGGTTTGTCGTACAACGTAAACCAGGGTCTGCTCCAATTAATCGTCTTGTTCCAATGCCACTCTCTCAAGGTCATGCACAATTAGCTGAAGAAAACTCTCAAGATTTGAAAGAAGCTAGTGGTGTTAACCCTGACCTGTTAGCTACGGACTCCAAATCCCAATCTGGTAGAGCTATCCTCCTCAAGCAACGCCAGGGTCTTGTGATGATTCAGGAAGCATTAGATAACTTTGGTGAGACTAAACAGTTGACAGGTCAGTTCATTTTATCACAGCTTAAAGAAATATTCACGGTTGAATCTGCAATGAAAGTATTGGGAGATGCTTGGGTGGCAGAAAACTATACACTTCCAGTTAATATTATACTCACAAGGGCATTAGAAAAAGTTGAGAATGGTAAGAAGTTAACTGAATTAGAACAAGCAGTAACTCTACAATATCCAAAAGTATCTAATGAACCAATAATGGATGAAAGCGGTAATCTTGTTACTGCGGTTGATTTTGATTCAGCCATCCAACAGATAAATTCCGTTCTTAATGATGCAGAACTTGGTCGTTATGACGTATCAATAGGCGAAGGACCATATAGCGAAACAATCCGTATGGCTAATTTCCTTGACTTAAAAGAACTTGCAACACAAGGTCTTCCTATACCTCCTGATGTCTTGATCGAAATGTCAATGATACCGGATGGTGATAAGAAGAAAATACAGGCTAGTTTGGAGAGACAAGCACAGATGATGGCACAAGCTCAAAAGACTGGAGAACAACAATAGGAGGAATCCAAATGGGAATGTTAGATGATTATAAAATATCTTGCGATTACATTAGGAAAGAGTTTAAGTTACCAGAAGATACAAACTTATACGAACTTGTTAATAAAGTAACAATAGCGTATAAAGCAATGGTGGAAGAAAAAGAATTAGATAAACTAAAAGAAGAAGAAAAATCAACTATAGTTGAAACATCCAACAAAGGAAAAAAACGTGGCAGACCAAGAAAATCAAAATGATGAAGTTGAAATTGTTATTGAAGATGATGTTGTAGTAGAGGAAAAAGGTTTTGATGTTGAAGGGTTGAGTGATGATGAGGTAGCTCTTGCTAAGGAACATGGATTGGTTCCAGAAGAGAAAAAGGAAGATGATGGGGATGACGGTAAAAAAGAGAAAGAAGAAAATGTAGAGGAAGAAGAAACCGATGAAGAGGAAGATGAGGAAACAAACGATGACCCTAAGTCTTTTGAAGAAATGGATGGGATATTTGATAAAGATGAAAACAAGTTCCATAAAACATTTACTCCAAACGCAAAGGCATTATATTTCCAGAACAAGAAGAATAAAAATTTACGGCAAGACTTACAACGTGAGGTTGAAGAGTTAAAAACTTCTAAGGATTTAGGTGCACTCAAGGTTAAGGTTAATCAGGAGAAACTTGAGAAGATTAGTGCCATGTTAGATGATACGGAAAACCTTACGATTGAAAAGATACAGTCAGTTCTTGGTGGTAATGTCAAAGATTCTGACGGAACATCAATGATGAGTAAGGAAGATTTTGAGAGAGAGAAAGCTGAATCAGATGCAAGGCAACAAAAAGATCAAGAACGGTTAGCACAGCGTATTAATTTAGCATCGTCTATTGGTAAGAGTAAGTATGATAACTTTGACGATATTTTAAACCTAACTCAAGAAGTTGTTAATGGTGATGCTTCTGGGTTTTATAAGAAAACATTTGTAGATTTAGTAAACAGCTCAACAGTTGATGAGGACCAGATAGTTGATATGGCTTTAACAATAGCCAGACTTAGTCCAAAATTCAAAGACACAATGAATAAAGCAACTCCTGAAGACAAGGAAAAGGTTGGTAGGGTTATTAAAAACTCTAAGAAAAAGGTTAGTAGTGCATCAGTGAGTGGTAGCGGTAAACGAGTTATCACCAATGAAGATGATTTGACGGTTGACGATGCCATCAAAATGAAAGATTCAGAGTTTCATAAATTAAGTAAGAAAACACAAGAGAGATTGCTTGGTAAGAAGTAACTCTCTTACTATAAGGAGTTTTAAAGATGGCTAATACAGTTAGTGATAGTGGACTTAGACCGGAGCTTTGGCAAAAAGTTCTATATAAAAATGTTAAGGATAATTTGTATTTCAGTAAGTTCATGGGAACTGGGGATTCAAACATTATCCAAATAAAAGAAGACTTGAAGAAGGACCGTGGAGATACGATTACTGTTCCTTTGACAACGAAGCTTATCGGTAACGGGATTACTGGTGATGATGAGTTAGAAGGTAACGAAGAAGCAATTAGTGCATATAGTGATTCTATCGCAATTGATCAGGTTCGTAACGCTGTTCGTATGACAGGTGAGTTTGATGAACAAACAAACGTATATGATATGCGTAGTGATGCAAAAGACAAGTTATCCATGTGGGCACAGGAATATCTTGAAAGACAGTTTTTCCTAAAGCTTGGTGGGGTTAATAACACGAGTCTTACTGACGTTGCTGGTAATGTTGTTGGTACTCGTGCTGCGTGGTCAAACGCTCCAGCTCGTGTTCCTAATGATGATATAGGTGCTGGTTATGGAGATAGATACTTGTGTGCAGATTATTCTAATGGTCTTAATTCATTGGCTGCGACTGACCTCATTACACCTGAATTAATTTCTCGTGCAAAGGTTAAAGCAGAAACTAAACAGGCTAATGGTATGCCTACGATGCGACCAATTAAGATTGATGGTGAAAATCATT